TATTCATCATTTAACCGATAGACTATCTTGTAGAGAGCCTTACTCTGAATGGCTGTTAAAATGTACAGGAAAGAGGTATCGTTATGCTTCGTAAAGTAAAACTATATGGAGAATTAGCTAAATTTGTTGGACACAAAGAGTTCGAGGTACAGGTAGATACAGTTGGTAAAGCTGTCAGCTTTTTAATACATAACTTTCCAGGAATAGAGTCTTATATGAGTCCAAAATATTATCAGGTAAAAGTAGGTAATTATGAGATTGATAAGAATGAAATAAGTTATCCAGTAGGTAAAGAGGATATACACTTTATTCCCATGATTAGCGGTTCTGGAAGAGGGGTGGGGAAAATATTATTAGGAGCAGTTCTTATAGGTTTAGCAATAGCCAACCCTGCTGTGGGATTTGGACTCGGACCAGGGGGTTTAGGAGGAGGTTTTGCTACCGCTTCTGGAGCATTTAGTCTAACCGCTACTTTAGGAAATATTGGAATAGGATTAGTTTTGATGGGAGTCAGTGAGATGCTGTTTCCTTTACCAGAGCCACAGAAATTCAGTTCAGAAGAAGATCCGCAATTATCTTTTAATTTTAGTGGAGTACAAAATACATCACGGGCTGGTACTCCCGTTCCAATAGTTTATGGTGAAATAATTACAGGAAGTGTTGTAATAAGTGCAGCGATTGACACTAATCAGGTAGAAGCATGACAGACGAAACTAAACTTATTAGAGGATCTGGAGGTCCACCAAAACCACCCCCACCTCCATATCGTGCTCCTGATACTTTACATAGTAGAAGTTTTGCTACTGTTCAGGATTTAATATCTGAGGGAGAAATAGAGGGTTTTGCTAGTGCATCAAAAGAAGGTCTTACAAAGGGTACAACTGCATACGATAATGCAAGTTTGAAAGATGTATTTCTTGATGACACTCCAATATTAAATTCAACAGCTACAAGTGCTAGTCCTGCTGATACTGATTTCAATTTTCAAGATGTAACTTTTAAATCAAAGTTTGGAACGTCAAACCAAACGGCAATGAGTGGGATTCCTGCTGAAAGTAGATCACCTACTGCTGTTGGAGTTACTGTAACTACTTCTGCTTCTGTTACCAGACAAGTTACTAATACAGATGTAGATGCGATTATTGTTACTTTAACTTGGCCTCAGATACAGGTAGCTGAAGATGATGGAGATATTAGAGGAGATACTGTCGAATATAAAATACAAGTTCAATACAATTCTGGTGGATATACAGATGTTATAAGCACATCTGTCAGTGGCAGAACAGCAGATGCTTATGCTAGAGATCACAGAATAAATGTTACGGGTGCTTTTCCTGTTGATGTAAGAGTAGTTCGAGTCACAGCAGATAGCACAGATGCAGCAAGAGTAAATGCTTTTCAATTTACTAGCCTTCAAGAAGTTATAGATAACAGTTCTACTTATGCTAATAGTGCTTACGTTGCTCTTCGTTTAGATAGTAAACAGTTTAATCGAATACCTACAAGAAAATATCGTATTAGAGGTGTAAAAGTAAGAATACCAGGAGCAGGAGCATCTAGTTCTGGTACGCCTACTGTTGATAATGCAACTGGCAGAATTGTGTATCCAAACGGCTATATATTTGGTGGAAGTATGGGTGCAGCAGTATATACAAATTGTCCAGCCATGTGCTTACTTGATTTGCTCACGAATACCAGATATGGTCTGGGAGATCACGTTACTGATAGTAATTTAGATTTATTTAGTTTTGTAGCTGCTAGTAAGTACGCAAATGAAGAGGTAGACGATGGAACAGGATCAGGTGCAAAAGAAGCTAGATTTAGTTGTAATGTAAATATTCAAAGTCCAAAAGAAGCATTTGCAGCAATAAATGATTTAGCTGGTGTTATGAGATGTATGCCAATATGGTCTGCTGGATCTGTAACCATATCTCAAGACAAGCCGACAACAGCAAGTTATCTGTTTAACTTAGCCAATGTAGGCGAAGGCGGGTTTGCTTACTCAGGAAGTAGTTTAAAAACTAGACATAGCGTTGTTTCTGTCAGCTACTTCAATATGGATTCAAAAGAAGTTGACTTTGAAGTGGTAGAAGATGCAACAGCAATATCAAAACTTGGAACAATAGTAAAACAGGTAAAAGCATTTGCGTGTACCTCTCGTAATCAGGCTGCTAGATTGGGCCGTGCAATCCTCTTCGCTGAACAAAATGAAAGTGAAACAGTTACATTTTCAACTTCAATAGATGCAGGAATTGTTGTTAGACCTGGTTCTGTTATTGAAATAAACGATCCAGTAAGAGCAGGAGCAAGAAGAGGTGGTCGTGTAGTGGCTGCAACAACTACAACTATTACTATTGATGCACTTGAACAAACAGGTTTACCAGTATTAAATGATAACCCAACTATTAGCGTAATATTGTCTGACGGAACAGTAGAAGTGGGTTCAATATCCGATTTTACAGATGCAGTTCTTACAGTTAATAGTGTTACAAAACCTGATGGAACAACTGCTTCTGCTTTTACTTCTGCACCAAATGTAAACTCACCTTACTTAATATCTAGTACAACACTACAAACTCAATTATTTAGGGTTATTCAAGTTGAAGAGCAAGATGATATTAACTATGTAATTACAGCTTTATCTTATGTTGAAGGTAAGTATGCGTTTATTGAAGATAACACTGCATTACCTACAAGGACTATATCTATATTAAATGAACCAGCTAGTCCTCCAAGCAACTTAACAGTTACAGAGCAGACAGTGGTTATAAATAGTATTGCTAGAAGTAAACTTATTGTTGATTGGCAACCACAGGTAGGTGTTACGCAATATCTTGTTAATTACAAAGTCGAGAATGGTAATTATGTTTCTCAAACTGTATTTAGTAGTGATTTTGAACTTTTAGATACTGTAAAAGCAACTTATTCATTTCAAGTATTCTCATATAATGCTTTAGGAGAAATATCTACTAATGCAACTGAGACAACATTTGTAGCTCAAGGTAAAACTGCATTACCAGAAGATGTCTCTGGTCTGACTATTGAGCCTATTAATGAACAGTTTGTAAGATTAAGATTTACACAGGCAACTGCTATAGATGTTTTGCACGGAGGTCGGGTTTATGTAAGACATACAAATCAGACGGGAGGTGCTGCTACATTCCAATCTGCTCAAGATGTAATCGAGGCTGTAGCTGGTAATACAACAGAAGTTATTGCTCCTGCTTTGGCTGGAACTTATCTTCTTAAATTTCAAGACGATGGCGGTAGATTCAGTGCCAATGCAGCTAGTGTAGCCTTATCTATTGTTGATATTTTAGATTCTATTACTGTCAAAACTGATCGAGAAGATACAGATGGAACACCATATAACGG